CCGTTGCTTTTCATTATTGTATCCCGTTCTTTCGTTACTACTTCTTTATAGTCTGAATATGTCATAATTTTGCTTGTTTCGTGTTGTTATAATAATATACACGTTCCAAGGCACGTTATGCCTTGAGGCTTATATACTATTTACTATTTACAATTATCTTGTTTTTCATGAAAGCCTGCATTTCTCCAACAATTACATAAATCTTCTTCTTTGAATGATTCTAATAATTCTATACATCCTTTATATTCAAAATGCTCTATAATTTCGTCATCTGTCATATCTTTATATGCGGGTATACCATAATAATATTGATTAAATCTATCTCGTGGCTTATAACATGATTCAATATCATCATTGATAATATCTTCAATAGCTTTTTTCTTTTGTGTTTCAGTTAGTTTCATACTTTTTGATGTTGTTGGTTTTTTCATATGTTTAATTTGTTTGTGCGTTAATAATTTGCACATTGCAACATACATATAATGTATGTCGCCATGTATCAACTATCTGAATAGTAATATATCCGTCAAGGTCTTTGCCTGTTCACAGTTATATACTCTTTGATGTTCTACTGATACTGAACATGTCGCGTTAACTCGATTCCGTTCATGCATTATTGCTCCTCCGCCTACTCCCATTAATAGTACAAAGGCAACAACTATGCCAGTGTAAATATTTTCTGATTTCATATATATATTGTTTTGTGCTGTTACTAATTTAATTAGCACATTAATACATACATTATATGTATGTACTCATGTATTAACTATTTTAATTCATTGATATTTTTATAAAAAGATATAACGTTGCCATATCCTGCTGATATTAGTTTCGCAACATGCTCAACTTTACCACCAAAAAACTTTTTAAAATGCTCTTGTATGCTTTGATGATACTCTTCTCGTGTATTCATGTTATCAAGTGAGTCTACCATTGATAATTGAATAGGTTTATTTTTAAAAAATTCTTTTAATAGGTCTATATTTTTCATATGTTTATTGATAAGCGGTTAGTTAATTGCTCATATACATATCTTATATTATATCGGTGTCGGTGTCAATCATTATATAATGTAAACTGTGGATAACTTGTGAGTAGCTTTTAAGTGTGGATTTTATATATTCTCTATTAAATATGTTCGTGCTGTTGTGCTTTTTGGTTGTCTATATATGAGTGAATTAAGAATCTATAAGGTATAAATTATGGATGAATATAAAAGCTATAAGGTATGACGTAGGGAGGGTTTGAAAACTATAGATATATGCGGTTGTTTGCTGTGGCATAGAAAAAAGAAAAAGAGAAATAAAAAAGAGAAATAACGTCGTAAAATAATTTAGGTACATAAAAGGGCAAAAGGGCTGTGGCATGGACTCTATGCCACGTCTATGCCACGCTCTATGCCCAAGCTCTAATTCGTTGCTATGAAAGGCTTTTATCTCTTTTGTGTGGCATTGGGCATAGAAAACTAAAAAGAAAAACTTTTATCAAAATATATATATATTAAAAAAATAACTTTTATAAAATCCTATGCCCAATGCCCACCTTATATATTTGATTTGTCAAATGGCTATCATTTCATTACTCCCGCATGCTGTTATTTGTATAAATAAAAAACACTTATTAAAGTGTTTAAATTAATCTATATTATTTGAAAAAACTTTTGATATCTTGATGATAAGATTCATCCAGCATATCGAATAAATTATAATTATAATCTTCTCCAAGGTGTTCCGCTTCTTCTTCACTGTATGCCATGCAATCTATTGCCCACTCCATAAATTGTAGTTTTGTAGTTTTCATATGTTTATTATTGAGCTGTTAGTTAATTGCTCATATACATATCTTATATTATATCGGTGTCGGTGTCAATCAGGTTATATACATATACCATATAATATTATATATGTCAAAATATCGGTATGCCGTAGAATTACTTTACATAATTTATAGATATGTCATAATTATATTTAACTTGACATCTAAAAATTTTGTGGTGGGGGTGAACCCCTCGAGGGCATGCCCCTCCTTTTTATTTAAAAAAGTCCCTGTACCCCCCTGGTGAAAGAAAAACATTTTAAAAAATGAATATAAAAAGTGACTCCCTTTAAAAAAAAATAATGTCATGCTATTCTATAAGGTATGAAACGACCAGCAAACGGATCAACACCTAAACAATATGCCTACGCTACGAGACTATTAAATGGAGGGGAAGGCGCACAGTCAAAAAAAGAGATAGCTCGTTCTGTCGGCTTTTCTCCAAGTGTTGCTAATAATGTAAAAAATAAAATAGAAAACACTGTAGGCTATCACAACGCTATGCATAAATTGGCTCAAGAAAGTAATAATTTAATGTTATCTATATTATCTGAATTTCAAACGAGAGGGTTAAACACTTTTGATAATAAAGAATTGCTTACTGCTGTAGGTATTATTGGAAATGCTTGGGAGAAATTTAATAAATCAGATGAACCTGATAAGGGTAAAAATGATGTCAATCCTTTAAAACAGGTAATTATGAAAAGGCGTATTATACAAACAGAAACTGTTGTTGCTGATAAGCCTGAGGAGGTGGAAAGTAATATTGTAGATGTTGAAGTAGGGGAAGAAAATCCAACAGAAACAATACCTGAAGAAGTAGACCTAGATTTTTAATATGAAAAAAACAAAAACACAAAGAGAACATAATGATTATGTAATGGCTTTATTGCTTGATGATCCTAGTTTAATTGAAGATAAACAATGGAGAATGGATCACCTGTATTGGATTATTACAAAGGCTGGTAAAAAATCAGTATTTAAAATGAACCGCGCGCAGCAACATTTCTTTGATAATTATTTGATTAAGCCTGGGGCTATATTCCATCGTCATATTATATTAAAATCAAGGCAGTTGGGATTTACTACATTTATAAATATTTATATATTGGATGAGATATTGTTTAACCCAAACAGGGAGGGGCTTGTTGTAGCCCATAAGGTTGCAGATGCTGCAGAAATCTTTGATAGGAAGGTTGATTTTGCATTGCGTAACATGGATGACAATGTTAAGGATGCTTTTTTCAAGATGACCCGTAACTCTGCTAAAAAAATTCAGATCACAATCGAAGATGGATCAGAAAAAGGAGCGATGTCATCTCTAGCGGTATCTACATCAGGACGATCAGGTACTTTTTTCTATGTGCATATTTCAGAGTTTGCAAAAATGTGTGTTGATTTTCCAAAGCGCGCGCATGAAGTTGAAGTAGGAACATTCCCAGCGGTACCTAACAATGGATTTATTTTTATTGAATCTACTGCAGAAGGAATGGCAGGAAGATTCTACGAAATGTTCCAAGCGAATTGGAGAAAGAGAGAAACAGTTACCCCTCAAAAATCAAAAGCAATATTTTTACCTCACTTTTATAATTGGCAATATGATGATGCTGAAATGGAGGAGATCACAGAACCTATTCCTGTATCAGAAATGGAGCGAGGAGAATTGGATTTTAGAGAATACCAAAAAGAACATAACCTAAATGATATTGAGATCACTTATTATTATATGAAATGGTTACAGCTCGGAGGTCAGAATGGAACTGATACTGTTAAGAAATTGAATCAGGAATACCCAACAACAGCGGAAGAAGCATTCCTAGCGAGTGGGCAAAGTTATTTCCCTACTGCAAAGGTTTTCTCAATGATGCAAACTCCTATGGAAGGAGTTCAGGGAGAGGTTATTACAAATGCAGAAGGGAAACTTGTTTTTCAAGAAGTATCTACCGGGAATCTTACTATTTTCAAAAAGCCGGAGAAAGGTATGAGATATGTTGCTGGTGGAGATACTGCTGAAGGGTTAGCTCATGGAGATGCTCAGGTACTTTATTTTATTAATCAGAAGACAAAGAAATGTGATGCTGTTTATAAATCTCAGGTGCCACCTGATGAATTTATTACTGATGCTTATAATATTGGAAAATATTTTAACTGGGCTTTGTTAGGAGTTGAATCAAACAAAGATGGTTTGTGGGTAAATGATGGATTAGATAAACTTGGATATATTAATTTATATTATCGAAAAGTTTTTGATGACATTACTAAAAAAGTAACTAAATTCTTTGGATGGAGAACGACCAGCGCGACAAGACCGTTTGCTCTTGCTGCCTTGAAATCTATTTTCTTAAATAAAGACGATGGGTTCCCTACACAAATTTTAGGAGAGATGGTTAGTTTTGTTAGAAATGAAAAAGGAAAACCTGAAGCTTTGTCTGGGAAAAATGATGATGTCATTATGGCTGCAGGTATTGGATATGCAATTCTGCAAGAACAAGGGGAGTGGAAAGATTCAGATAATAATGCTCTAGGGTCGTCACTTGGAAGCGTTATGTTTAATGAACAGTTTGACTAAACATTACTAATAAATCATAATTACTATATGGAAGAAAACTACGACAAAGTTGCAGCTGATAAAATCGTAAAATCTGCTAAAAAGAAGAAGGAAAAAGATAGTGTCAGTTTCATTACTCAGAAAAAGGAGGATATGAAAAAATCACAGTATCGAGTAAAATTCGATGCACTCCTTAAAGAGATCGAAGCGAACCTCGTTAATACGAGTGTTTCTTATGGTCAAAAATTATATGAGGATAATGGATGGGGATCCATGGTTGTTTATAACAAAATGGATAATGGAGCATATGATATTAGTGTGTACCCTCAAAAAAATGGAAGTCGTGACCAAAACAAATCAGGGGTTCCTGTTTCTCAAGAACCTATTGCTTTTTCAAAAATAATGATTGCAACTTCAGTGCTTGCAGGAAAACTTCCTAATGCTGAAGTTATTTCTGATGATAAAATTTATAGTAAAGTTCTTCACGATCAATGGAAACGTGGATGGGCTATGAATGGAGCTAATGGAGCAAATACCTTATCTTTGTCTTATCAAAATATTTTTACTTTTGGTTGGTCTGCATGGAGGACTTATCCAAAACGAATTTCTGTAGATCGTAAGGGAACAGAAAAAATTCTTTTTGATGATGTGTATCGTGAACCAATGGACCCTGAACGAACATGGCTTGGATTAGGATTTACTAATGGAGATTATTGGTCACAGTTTGAGGTGTATTATGAAAAGGATATTCTAAAAGATGAGTTCTTTGCTAAATACCCTGAAGCAAAGGAACCAAAAAATAAAAAGAAGATTGAATACTGCTCAGTTTCAAAAGAAGCACAGGATCAAAATCAAGAAAAATCACGCCATAGCGTGACTATTGGCTATTATGAAAACGTATTGTTAAACCGATATGTTATTGTTTGTGGAACACTTGTTCTTTATGATGGAGAACTTCCAAATGATGATAGTCATGGATCAGTAGTAGTGTCACGATGTTTTGCTAAAGACTTGAATGATCCATATGGAGTTGGATTATATGAATTGATGCGTGGTAATACTGCGATTTATACATACATTAATTCACTAAATGCTCAACAGGTTGAAGCAGAAATCTTCCCTCTATTATTTGGAGCGCAAGTTCAAAATGGATCTAATACCTACAAGCGGTCTCCAAATGTTATAAATCCAAAAAACCCTGGGTCATCAATTGATGTTGTTAAAACATCAGGGAATGTTGGTCAAGGAGTTGCTTTTGCTGATAAACAAAAAGAATCTATTGATGAGAATACTGGGGTAAATAATATCCTCGGAGGAAATAAAGCTGAAAGTACTCTTGGTTCAACAGTGATTTTGAAAGAAGCTGCGTACAACCGACTGACTCCTGCTAAAAACTCAATGATGAATGCTCTTCAAACTGATGCACATATTGCAACAAGCTGGATGCAACAAACATATCCACACGATAAGATCTTTATGATTGATTCAAGTGAAGTTCTTCAAGAATTTATAAAACAAAATCCTGATTACTATGTCGAGTCAGAGGAAATTATAGGAGATAATGGTATTCCAACAGGAGGTATTGTTGCGGCAGCTTCTAGGAACATGAGGATTAATTACGACTTTACTCCTGATGGGGAATTACTTGAAGATGTTCCAACACGAACTATTTCAGCTAAAAAACTTTTTGATGAAGTAGAAAGCCATGGGCATAAATCAGATTACTATGAATTTATTATTGATCCTGATTCAATGCTCTTGCCTTCTATTGAAATTCAGAAGCAAACATTTATGGCTTTGTACCCTGTTATTTCAGATGAGTTGAATGCAATTTATCAAGCAAAAAGAGAAGACCCTGAATTAGCTGGAGTTAAATTGAAATCTCTTGAGCAATTGTTAATTGTTCAAAAACAAAATATCTATGATTACATACCAAAATCACAGTATGATCAAATCATGGAAATGAAACCACTTGAACCAACTCCACCTGAATTAGATCCTGTTCCAGCAGAAACTTTGAAATACAAAGATGCCCCAGCTGATGTTCAACGTCAGATTGAGGAACAGGCAGGTCTTCAGCCATCACAAATAGCTGGACCACCTCAAACACCTGGAACTATTCCACCGGTAAAAAATAAAGCTCCTGAAAATACACCTGGAGTTGATAGTAATAGAGATTTCTTAAATCCAAAAGGTCAGAGCCAAATTCAGAGACCTCAGTCTCCATTAGGAGCTTCTGTTGATGCCTCTGTAGGTCGCGCAGCAAATTTACCATTCTTTCCAAATAACAATTAATTATTATGAATGATTCAGAACAAAGTTTAAATCAAAAAAAAATAGCCCTTGCTCAAAGTGAACATGCTGGAACTGTGATTGCTCTAATGAAAGATTGCATATCACAAACTCCCCTTGTCGCAGATAGTCAATGGGCAACAATAGTTAATACGATTAAGATGGACACAGAAAGTACCATGCTTAGAAACATGGTTGACTTGATAGATAGAATTAAAAAAGGAAGTTTAGTTAATACAGATGAATTATGAAAAAACCAACACAATTAGTTAAGAAAAAATACACTGTTCAAGTGAATTATTCTGAAAAAGCTAAGAAGAAAAAGTTAATGAAATTCATTACTCCAGGTGGAGATGAATTTGAAATATCAGCAGATGAAATGATGACAATGCTTGTCGGTCAAGTTAATTCTGAAACCCTTGAAGCTGTATTTGTTGATACTGAAAAAGTAGATGTTGTGGAAGTCCAACGACAAGTTGTTGTACGAGCTGATCGTGATATTAAAAAAGGAGAAGAGATTCGACTTAATTATTCCCATCCTTATCCAATTGAATTTGCGATTCTTGAAGAAGCTATGAATATCGCAAAGATCAATATGGATGTACCTACATTTACACTTACTCGAGAATATATTGAAAAAGTTCGTAAGAAAATTAAACCTGAACAAAAAAAGTTCATTGAAAAGTTTTACGCCTTTTTCAAAAATTTATTAAAATAAGAACCCTCCCTATCGTAGGCAACGATATGTATATTTATGTTACAAAACGAAATTAAAACCGAAGATGGTCTTGAAGAAGAAATTATAAATGGAGACCAAAATGACAACCCGAATGAACCTAAAGAGGAACCTAAAGAGGAACCTAAAAGAGAAACTCCAAATAATCCAGCTCATGCAATTAAAGAATTTAAGCCTGAGACAGATGAAGATGTAGAGAGAGTTCCAATTCATATTTTTGATCCTGAAGGAAACGAAGTTGATGAAAAAGATTATTTCTTCAAAGGAGAAGCTCCTAGTTATTTCAAGGAAATTTCAGGTCAACCAGTTGATCGTGAAGACATGATTAAAGTGTTTAGAAAAGTATTTAAAGCTAAGCACGGATTTCTATTTTATAAAGATAGAACAAAAGAAGTTTACCTTGTGATCATTCCTATTCGACACGCAACAGAAGTTGGAGAATTGAATGATTCAATTAAAGGAGATTTCCAAAAGCACGCAATTTCATTTTTAAATGAAGGAAGTGTGAATCTTGATACTCTACAAAAGAAGCTAGAAAGTATCTCAAACTCAGGAACTATCAAAATTGCAGAATAAAAAATTTGCATTATTGTATAGTTTCATATTATAATTAACCTAACACATAGTTCGTAGCTCCCCACGTTAACGGGATGTAATATTATGGTAGATAAACAACCTGAAATAGTAGAAGAAGTAAAGGAAGAAGTTATCGAAGAAGTTGTTGATGATGAAGCGATTTTAGATAAAGAAATTGAAGATTCAATTAATAGCGTTAAGTCCGGTGAAGAACTTGAGGCTAAGCCTGAAGTCAAACCTGAAGAGGTGGAGGAACCCGGAACACCTCCTGTAGAAACTGAAGAGCCAGTAATGGATTTTAAGATGCCTTTAAAAACTAAGTTCGAGTCGGACGAAGTTTATGAAAAAAGGTCTGAATTAATGACTTTAATTCAACGAAAGAAATCAGCTGTAACTCCTGAACAGAAACAAAACTTATCTGATCAAATACAAAATACTCGAAATGATATTCGTGATTTGAGTATTGGTCAGAAAAAGGAAGAAATTACTAACCCTAATGAGGTTGTAAAAAATCCTGAAGATTTAGATCCTACAATTGCTGCAGATCGTGAACGATTAAAGCAACTTGGTGGAACAACTGAAGAAGACATTAGACAAATAATGCAAGATGAACGTATGAAACAAAATGTTAATACTACTCTTGAAAGATTTGTTGAACGTCACCATCAGTTTAAGGACGAAGACGTACGAGACGTGTTTTTCGATTTTGTTGATAATAACTATAATTGGCAAAACAAGTCAGGGAAAGAGCTAATGACAGTTCTTGAACTAGCTAGAGAAAACATGTTTAAGCCTTCTGAAAGTATTCAAGAAAGAGTACTTAAAGGAGCAAATGTTGCAGAGAAGGTTAATACTATGCAGTTCCCAGGTGGAACAAATGTAAAAACTACTGTCCCAGCGGATGTAAAAGATTCGGTAGCGGAACTTGTTGCAACAGGTATGTCTGAGGAAAAAGCCTTAGAACTTCTTGAGGAAGAATAACAACCAAATAACAACGATATGTCATTTTTACAATCACAAATCAAAAATCCAACTCGGTCACTTGCTGAAGCGAACAAAGGTTCAGCTGTAGTTTTGACTAAGGGGTTCCTTTTGGAAATGGTTGCGGGATTAGCTATTCTAGCTGATTCTTCTACTGTTGTTGCTGGTGTTCTTGGAGTCTGTAATAAAGATATTGCAGCTGCAGATGCTGAAACAATCGTACCGTATATTGAACTATTCCAAAACGATGTTTGGGTCGCTGACTCAACAAACAATTCTGATGCTACTCATAATGGACAAAAAATGGTCCTAGGAACAAACGCAGGAATTGTTAACAACACTGGTACAACAAGTGCTACTGGTATTGTTCAACAGGTCGGAGTTTATGGAGCAGCGGCGGATAAGAAAATTCTTGTACGCTTCTTAAATACAGCTTAATCGTCTAACTAATTAACCAATATTATGTCAGGAACTATTCAAGACTATGCTGTAATTGTAAACAATGTTGTAAAACACATTGCACCAAAAACAGCACCTACCGTTAAATCAGAATATCTTGATTTCATGCACAAAGAACTGGACGCTCAACGTATCTATTCAGATACTGGAGTTACCGGTCTTGGTATGGGACAGATTATCAATGACGGAGGAGTTGGAGCATCAGATGCTCCAATACAAGGGTATTCAAAAAATTATACCCAAATGCACTTCACTAAGAAAGTACGTTTGACCTTCCAGTCAAATTACTTCCTATTTGAAGGATCTGCTAAAAAGATTAAAGGAGAAGTTAAATCAAAAATTCTTGATGGTAAAAACGCCATCGAACATGCGAAAAACTATCTTTCTCAAAGTCTATTAGCACAAGGTTTCGGAACTTCATTTACATGGACTCCGATTAACTCAGTAGGTATCAGTACTACTATCTCAACGATTGGAGCTGATGCAGTACCTTACTGGGATGCAACTCACCCATTAGAAGATGGAGGAGCTGCATGGAGTAATGTTATTGTGGACGTTGTACCATCTCCTCAATTTACTTACTCATCATTGCTTGCTGCAAGGCGACAACATTCATTAAAGAAAGACGGACGTGGATTGCCACTTATGTCTACTCTTGACTGTCTTGTTGTACGAGACGGATCAACAGCTGCTCAGTTTGCAAAAACTATTAAAGCAACTATTGATAAAGGTCTTGCACCTCAACAAACAAATCTATATAACAACGCACCAGCTACAGATACGTTCAAAATTATTGAACTATCTCCATATCAAAACCTCGGTCTTAATGGGCTTATGTGGGGTATGATGGATTCAAAAATGATGAACAAGGATTATGGATTCTTGTACATTGAAGCATTAGCAACACGGGCAGAACCTGCTGTAGTTGATCTTCTTGGAAACCAAGACCTTGTTATGAACTTCAACTCTCTAGCGACTTTTGGAGCTAGTGATGTTCGAGGATGGATGTGGAGCGCAGGAAACGGAACGAGTGCAGGATAAGTTTTAAGTATTGTCAAGTTATTCCATCATTTGAGGAATCAAATGTAATAACCTTATGTTTAGAATGTCACACTAAGACTGACTCATACGGAGTCAATCTATAAGTTGTCTATCTGTATGTTACTTGATTTATTTCGAGTAACTTATCAGGTAGATTATTAATAATTAATAAATAAAAAAAATGTTACAAGATACAAGTAGTAGAAAAATAAGCAGCCCTATTGTTGGAGCTGCTGGAGTTGACACAGTACTTGTTGCTGGAACTTCAGATAAATGGATTTATATCCATGAAATTCAAGGAGATTTAGATGTTGTTGGAACCGTTTCTCTTTTATCAGGAACGGATATATTAGGTACTTGGGCGCTAGATGCTGGTCAAGGTCTTACAACTGAAGATATTCCAGGAGAGGATAACCGTCCTCGGTTTGAATGTAAACCAGGAGAGGACTTTATCATACGAGTATCAGCAGGATCAGTCTTTACTGGAGCTATGGCTCACAGCTTTAGATATTAAAAAAATATATGAAAATCACACCTGAACAAATGAAGAAATTAGGCTCTTGGGCTGAAGAAAGGGATGCGATTTTAAACGATATCTCTGTTTTAAATGACGAGAAATCAATTCTTGAGAGAAAAAACAAAGAAGCTGCAACTTCCTTGACTGATAAGGAAACACGAAAGAACGAAGTTGTTGGAGAAATCAAACAACTTGAAAAACAACAAAAAAATCAGATTAATTTATTTCCAAAAGAATTAAGTAATCTTAAAACCGAGAAGACTGAATTACAAGGAGAAATTTCAAAAGAAAAAATTCTTTTAGCCTCTGTTAAAAGTGAAAAGAAATTAGTAATTGAATCAACTAATGTTCTTTTGAAGGTAAACAAAGGTCTTTCTAATAAAAATGTAGAAGTTGAAAAAATTGTTGATAAATTTAATAAATTAACTACGAAAAATCTTTCTGATATTGGTAAGATGTTTTCTATATTAAAAAAAGGATTAGAAAGTTTATTGATAAAAGAAAAAGAAGCATCTGACTCAGCTAATACTATCTTAAATAAATTACCACGATGGATATTTGAGCTACAACGTCCACATTCATTGAAGAAACCTATTAAACTTAACCGAAAAGCTAAATAATATGGGATATTTAGCAAACAAATTAGGAGATCCAAATAACCTTGGGTATTTCGCTACAGAAGCTGCTTTAAATACTGCTTACCCTGTCGGGTTCGATGGGGCTTTTGCTATCGTTGGAGCAACAGATACTGTTTGGGTATGGGATGATGGGACTGCGGCTTGGGTAGATACAGGAGGGTCAGGAGGGTCAGGGACAGTAACTTCTGTTGCCATGACTGTACCAACAGGTCTTTCTGTTTCAGGAAGTCCCATAACAACATCAGGAACATTTGCTGTTTCTCTTGCATCGGGTTATGAAATATTTACAACAGTAGCTTTTGCAGCAAAAGCCCCACTAACTGCTCCTACTTTTGCAACTTCTATAACTGGAAGCTATTTAACTGCATCAGAAATTCTCATAACAAATGGTTCTAAGCAAATTGTGTCAGCTCCAGTAGCAACGTATCCTTCACTTTTAGAACTTACATATGTAAAAGGAGTAACAAGTGCTATCCAAACTCAAATTGATGCGCTATCAGGAGCTATAGTGTTAAAGGGAACATGGGATGCTTCTGCTAGTACTTTCCCTGGTGGTGGGTCAGCGCAAGCTGGTTGGTCTTATATAGTATCAGTTGGAGGTACGGTAGATGGAGAGGTATTTGTAGTAAATGATAGAATCGTTGCTATAACAGATAATGCTTCCACCGGTACATACGCAGGAAACTGGCACAAACTAGATTATACAGATGCAGTATTAAGTGTATTTGGAAGAACAGGTGCTGTTGTTGCTGTAGATGGAGATTATTCTCAATCTCTTGTAACTGGATTAAAAACATCAGATAGTCCACAATTTACAGGAATAAATTTGGGTCATGCTTCAGATACTACTTTAGCTAGAGTATCAGCAGGTGTAATATCTGTAGAAGGAGTAGTTATACCTACAATATCTAGTACAAACGCACTTACAAACAAAACACTTACAAATTCTAATAATGTTTTAGGTGGAGTAACTATGACTCTTGGTTCTGATGCAAATGGAGATACTTATTATAGATCTGGAGGTGTACTTACAAGAGTTGCAAAAGGAACAGCAGATCAAGTATATACAATGAATTCTGGGGCAACAGCACCAGAATGGCAAGATTCGGCAGGAGGTGGAGGTTCAGGTTTTGATGTCTTTGATTTAAGATCATACAGATATGCAAACGAAGCATATTATGCAAAAAATCAAGATTCAGATCCTCGTTCTGTATCATTTAAAACTGACGGAACAATAATGTATGTCTTAGGAGCTTCAACTGATGATGTCTTCCAATATACACTTTCAACAGCTTGGGATATTACGACAGCAACTTATGCTTCAAAGTCTTATGCTTTCACTGAAGATACTCTACCAAATGGTGTTTCATTCAAATCTGATGGTACAAAAATGTATATGGTTGGAGGTTCTACTGATAGTGTTTATCAATATTCTCTATCAACAGCTTGGGATGTATCAACAGTATCTTATGATACCGTAACTAAGAGTGTAAGTTCAGAGGATTCATCACCTGATTCAATGGTATTCAATTCTGACGGAACAAAGATGTATATAGGTGGAAGTAATAATGACACTGTTTATCAATATACATTATCAACAGCATGGGATTTAAGTACTGCATCATATGATACAAAATCATTTAATTATAATACAGCTTATGGAGGAGTATCTGCTCATGGTATTGCATTAAATGATGATGGTACAATAATGTATCTATCAGACGCTACATTAAAATGTATAGCTGAAATTACATTATCAACAGCATATGATGTATCGACAGCAAGTTATGCTAATAAAATGATGTTTAATCCAACAACAACTGGAATTTATGGAATATTCATGCAAGCTAACGGAAATAGATTATTCGCAGTAGACGGAGTGAGTTCAGGATTAAACTCAGTTATTTCATATATAAACTGGTAATATTATGTCATCACAAGAAAACACAAATAGCTGTAATAATGGAGAAATTAGTTACAATCCACGATATCAAAAGTGAAGGGTAATAAGACTAGACTTAAACATTATGTATAAATAAAAAATATTATGATTAACAAACTATCAGGCACAACTTCATATATAACTCAAATGTGTTCAGACGTAGTAATAAAATGTATTGCTGTTATTACTGGACTAGCTGTCCAATTCTCATTTGGAGACATATCAGGAACATTACTAACTGCAATATTAATGCTTATTATCTTTGATTTTATAACAGCTTCAATAGCAATTAAAATGAATAAAGGAAAAATAACATCAAAAAAAACATTTAGAACAGCTTTAAAATTTGTTATATATTTTATGCTTATTTCTGCTGGTTATTTCACAGAATTAGTTATAGGAACTGATTTATTTATCTCTAAAACTATAATGATATTCTTGGCCATGACTGAATTAGTCTCAATATTTGAAAATGTGGAAAAAATAGGATATAACGTACCCGCAGACCTTTATAGAAAATTAAAGGAAATTGTTAATAATAAATAAAAAACACTATGCAAATTAAAAAAGCTAAACAATCAAAAAATTACTCAACACATTCAAATGGATCTCCAAAAGAATATGTTAAAACAGCTGTGATGATGCACAAGACAGCTGGAGGTTTTGAAGGAGCATTAGAATGGCTCTGTACAACTCCAGCAGAACGATTAAGAAAACATGGAAAAAAAAGCTGGTCTTCAGCGCATAGTCTTGATAAAAGAGATGATCGAGGAGTTATCCATCAACTTATGCCTTGGCAATATCGTGCTTGGCATGCAGGAGGGGTAACAAGAAGAACTTTGCGCGCCTTGGATGTTATTGGAGTTCGAGATCCGAACAACGTATGTATTGGACATGAATTCACAGCTTGGTATGATATAGATAGGGATGGGAGACTAGAAGAACATGAAAAAAGAGCTACAACAGAACAACTCGATGACTTTATTGATTATATGTTTTTATTAGAAGAAGAATCAAAAACTGATCCCTGGTTGGATATTAAGGCGGATGCAAGTCATTTACTGACACATGCAGATACTAATCATTATAAACCTGATCTTGAATGGGAATATAATTATGTAGTTGAGGGAATGAAAAAAAAGAAAGATGGATCAGAAGATTATGAAGTTTCTCACACATGCCCTCTTGCATTGAAAGATGCAACAATTTATGAAACAGTCGATCATTTAAAGGATTTATTAAAAGAATTAACTTAAAAAAACTATGGAATTTATAGGAATATTATTTTTAGCAACTCTTGTTGAAGGGTTGATTACTTATTTGTTTGGAGAAAAAGGACCAACACTATATAGTAACCGCGCATATTTACGTTATGTATCACTGGCTCTCGGAATATCATTATCAATAGCATATGCTGTTGATATACCAGCAATGGTTGGATTAGCGAGTGACTTTAGTTTAGTTGGATCAATCGTATCAGGTATTATTATTGGACGTGGGGCGAACTATGTTAATGATATTATTGGATTTATTCAAACAAAACGTTAGGAAATATTAATATCAGTGTTATAATGAAAGCGTAGAGTGTAATAACTCTACATGATGAATTTTTTCATTTTGATGTTTTTTAAAGAAAGAGACCTTTGGCTGGGTCTTTTTTATTTGCCTTTAAACTCACTACCTTGTATTATATAAGTATGAGCCAATTCCCACAGATAACTATTAAACATGCGATTGGAAATGTCTTAGATATACCTAATCAAGTTATCTCTAGGGCATTTACCTATTTTGCTTCAAATACAGCAATAGGAGCAACAACTCTTGAAAGCCAAAACGCTATAGATTTTACTGCAGCGAGCCTTCTCCAATTGTCTTCCATAGGATCAGAAAAATGTGAAATTATAGATTCAGCAAGTCACACTGATGAAGATTTTACTGTGACTGCAATAAAGATGAATCATAGCCGAGGAGATATCATTCGTGAGATAGGTTTTGATCAAGTTGAAGTTCATAAATCTTCAACTATTGACGGAACTTACTCTTTATTATCTACTAATGATTTTCAAATGACTCAAATGAGTACTATCGTAAATGATTTAGTTGGATTAACTTCTGATTTTTATAAATTAAGATGGAAAAATTCTGACACTTCAGATCTTTCAAGTTTTTCTACTCCTATTAGTGTTCTTACTTATCCTGAAAATTCAGTTGCAGAATTAATATTCCCTGTATTAAAAGCAATGGGTGTTTCTGAAAATGATAAAAGAATAAATATAGAATTTCTATTAAGTGCAATTGATGATGCTCGTAAATTTGTTAAAGCTAATTTATACGGGGTACGTCATGCATGGAACCAAGATTTTGAATATCCTATAAAAGTTCTTGCTGGTAATAATTATGTTGATTTACCAAGTACTATAGATTTTAATGAAACAAATAGATCTCTTCTTGCTGCACGATTTCTTCTAGGGAACGTATTAACTCCATATAGTTTAAGCTATATTGATAAACGTTCTTGGAATAGCGCTTCATTTCAAATTATGGGAAGTAATGCTTCTGTTCTAGCATCTATTGGAGCAGTAACGCTTGATGTTGATAATGCTGGAGATTTTGAGGCTGGAACCAATGGAAGTATTGCTCATGTCGCGACAGATTCCTTTGACCAAGTTATAATGGAGATAGCCTATACTGGAGTTGATTTAGTAAATAATCAACTTACGGGGGTCACTGGGATTACAAGAGCAATACCTGTAGGGGCGAGAGTCTGGTCGAACCCTACAATAGGACAGCCCGTGTATTATACTGTGTATGAAAACAAAATTGTTTTTGACAGAGTAGTTTCAGATTCAATGCAAGGTAATAATCTATATATTGATTTTTACAAAAAATTGGATAAAGCGACAGACCTCTATCAAGAACTCCCAGAGCCTTATAGAGAAATTTATAAATGGTATCTACGCTGGGCTATAAAATATCGTAAAGACACTGATCTTCCTGCTAGTGATCCTGACTTGAAAAAGTTTGAGGAATTAGTTGGAGCCTTGTTCGATAACTTATACACAGGACAAGATACAATAATCGTAACTAATTAATAATAATTATATGGCAAAAACAAACCCATTAATCCCAACTGTTGATATTCAACAGCAAGAACCAACCGGAGAGCAACTGATCACATTAGCGACAGTTGAAGGGACACCTCCAGCAGGAGCTTCTTATGCAGGAATTTTTGCATTAGAATGTATTCTACAAGACGTAGATGGAGGAGGAGTGTATCAAATGACAGGAACGGTAGCAGTACCAGCTTGGGCAGCAATGCTTTCAACTCCAGTATCTTCAGATGACGTTGACCCAGCTCTTATCCAAACAGTTTCAATTGATCTTACAGCAGCTGAAATTATTGCTCTGTATACAACTTCAATTGAGGTTGTTCCAGCAATCGCTGGAAAATCTATAATCCTAGACAGTGTAGTGCTTGACCTAACAGGAACAGCAACACAGTTTACAGGAGGAGGAGTAGTGAATCTTCAATATGATGACACTGTAAACGGAGCAGGATTGAAAGTCCACGCAGATATTGCAGCTTCAGTGATTACTGGTGCAACAGCAAGAACTCAAACTTTGAGAATCCCATTAAATCTAACATCTATTGCTACAGCAGCAATAACTGGACTAGGACTTTATATTGGAGCGCAGACAGCAGTCTTTGCAGCAGGGACAGGAACAGCAAAGGTAATTGTGAATTACCACACAATCTAGTCTTTCTACTCTGAGGGTTTATACCCTCAGGAATAGGTAGATTATAAAAATATTATGAGAAATTCAAGCACAATAGAAGATGTAAAAATCCCTTATCCATCAGAAGGTGTCATCAGAACAGCTTCTATTGATGATACGGTTGCTCCACAAGACTCAGTTCAATCTGCAGTCAATTTAAATTTTGACCAAATAGGAGCAATAAAAACTCGATTAGGATTAACAGAATATGCAGATGATTTAACTGGAGAAATCCAGAATTTTGGAGAATTAAATAACTCTATATTACAAGATGGTTATGAAATTTTATTCAAATATCCTCCATCAGATAATTTTACACTAACAGAAGCAGGATATATTTCAGCATTAAAGGTTGACGACACTCATGTTATTATTTTTTGGCAAGATGATGCAAGTGGTGACGGAATGGTCCAAGTTGTTGAAGTAAATCCTGATAGTGGAGCATTAACAGTAATTGGGACAGCACTTACCTTTGATGCGGCAGGAGGTGCATTTAATAGTTCATGTCAGATTGATTCAACTCATTTTATAAACTTTTGGCAAGGTGCAAGTAATGACGGATTTGTTCAGGTATTTACCGTAGACTTAATTACTTTTGCTGTTACTGCTAATGGTTCTTCTTTTGAATTTGATACAACTAATTATCAAGGAGGTTCTTGTGTTCTGATCGACTCTACTCATGTTTCTATGTTTTGGGATCGCGGGGGTGCTAATGGAATAATCGCTGAGACATTTCTTATTTCAGGAGCTTTTGCGGTTACTGCAATAGGATCTTCTATAACCGTGGATTCAGGTGGGGATGAAGTATCTGCTGTTATGGTAGATGCTGATCATGTCTTATTGTTTTGGGATGCTGCCTCAACAGGGGAAGCTCAAGTAGCTTATGTCGATCTTGGTACCTTTGTTATTTCTATGGTTGGATCTTCTTTTGAATTTGATGCTGCAACAGCTGAATCAAACTCATGCCAACAAGTTGACTCAACTCACTTTATAAACTTTTGGGCTAGTACTTCTAATGTTGGTAAGGCTCAAGTATTTAGTGTTGATTTAGGAACATATGCAGTAACAGCAGATGGAACAGCTATTACATATGAAGCTGGGACTGTTGATGGTAACTCTTCTGTTGCAACTGGAGACGGAGAACATTTTGTTAATTTTTGGAAAGGAGCTGATGATGAAGGTTACAGTCAGATGTTTAATGTAGATACAGGAACATTCGCTGTTACAGCAATAGAAAACCTTGTTAACTTTGGAACCTTAGCGGATGGGTCTCCTGATCAAAACTCTGCTGTGTTTTTATCTAATTATAGAATCGCGAATTTTTGGGTAAAAGACGAATCTCCATCAGACGGAACAGGGGTTGGAGCTTTATTTGCTCTACAGGGATCAGTTATAGTTTCTAATTATTTATATGCTCAACAAGGAAATGCAGATGTTTATAATTGGGAAGGTTCTGCTTGGACCTCAAGAAGAACTGGTTTAAAAAATAATCAAAAAGCTAGATTTACTCAATATTTGAATTATATTTGGATGGTGAATGGTAATGCTACTATAGGAGATCCAGTTCAAACTTCTAATGGAGGAGCCTTTGGTACAGATCTTGTTCCTGATAACTTCCCACCTGGAGACTTTATTCAAGCTGGATTTGAAGGTCGCGTTTGGGTTGCTGATAAATTATTAGATGTTGTATACTTCACAGATATTGTTCAGTTTACTCCACCTAATTCTTATGAATTAACTTACAATCCTTTAGATAATTATATTAAAAATTTCTCTCCTCAGAATGGTCAAACAATCACAGGGTTCATTACAACTCCTCGTGCGCTTTTATTGTTTAAACAAGATAGTATTTATCGTATTTATGGAGCATACAACGTAGATGCTTATCCTGCATATAATGTTGGAACGTATTCAGAAGAATCTATCGTTCAAACTAAAGATGGATTATTTTTCCATCACTCATCAGGTTTCTATCAATTTAATTACGGAGGAGAACCTATTGAGATTTCTCGTAGAGTTATTGATTTTGTTCAAGCTATACCTCGTGCTTATTATGAAAGTGTTGAAGCTGTTTATGATGGATTTGATGCTGTTTTATGGTCTGTTGGTCCCATTACTGTTGAAGGTGTTACTTATAGTAATTGTGTAATGAGATATACTATTTCAACTCAAGTTTGGACTATTTATGATTATCCCGGAAATGATATCCGAGCTTTAATAAATTATAATGACGGTACTGCAAAAAATGTATTAATGGGTACAGACACAGGAAAAGTTAGTAAAATGGATGATGGATTTGATGATCTTGGAGAAATTATTAATTTTGAAATGATTGATCGATGGAGATCTTACACTAATATGTATGCTGAAGTAAAAAGCCTTAACGGACTTAGTGTTTACCATGACAATGGAGCAGGTGTTTCATTGGAATATCAAAACAAAAAACAAGGTGTGAACACATGGGAATCTATTGGGACACTTTCAGAAGAAAGTAATTCTCTTTTCCCTAATTTTGAGACAGAGCAATCAAATGTCTCACGCCTAAGATTGGTAGGAACAACAAAAGGTGAGCCAATAATTATTCATGGTATTGAAGTACTCAAGGTTGACGTTCACGGGTACGATAAAAACTAATATGATTGATATCGGAGAACAACAAGAATTAGGTATAAACAGACTATTATACAAAAAAAAACAATCCTCTGAGAACCAGGGGGCTGTTTACATGTCTGTTAATGAAAATAATCTTAATAGAATGAGTAGGCAATTTAATCAGTCAGGAGAGATAATCACAGGAACTGTTATTACTGATTGTTTTTTTCAAACTTCAGGGAGTGTTGACCGAGTAGAAATTGCTGGTAATGATGTTACTTTTTATGATAGTACCTACACTGTAGGTGGGGTATCAAAAGGAGACACTTCTCGTATTGTTTGGACTAGAGCTGATAGAACAGAAGGGACATATTTTATGGAAAAAAGATCTTCTATTGAAGATGAAAATGATAATGTATTGTCACTATATGCTACTCCTCCTGTAGATGGAGACTATAACTATATATTTATTGGTAGGGATGGCAGAGGGACATCTCCTAGAGGAGTTGGGATTATTGTAAATTCAGTTGATATAAAAACAACGCAAGATGCATTCCTTGCTAATGGTATCTATACAGTTGAAGTATCTATTGATGGAGAGACACCACTGTTCCCTTCCTTCCAAACAGGTGATTCACGAAGTATTGTTTCTCCTAGTTTCTCAGGGGTTTCAACATTGATCTCAGCTCACGGAGGAGGTATTGTTGGGATAGCTTATGGGAATGCTGCATTACTTTATTTACTAGATGCAACTACTGTTACTCTAGGAGCGGATATGATTCCTGATGCAAATGGTGCATATGATATTGGTTCCCCAGCAATGAAAATTGGAACATTCTATGGAAGTATTTCAGCTTGTCCATTACCAACGATTCCAAACGCCCTTGAAGTACTTGAAAAAATACCAAAACCATCACTTGTTGATGATCGAGGACACTACGGGCATGATAGAATTTATTTTGATGATTTAACTTTTCCTGAGGAAGTTTTATACACAAATCCAAAAGGTGTAGTCGATATTGAGCATAATCATATGTTAGGTTTTTTACTAAAAGCAGTAATAGAATTGAACGATGAGGTGAAAACACTCAGAGAGGAATTGAATTTATAACTTAATCACTATATAATAAAACTAGCAATGGAACCATTAAACACAACATTAAGAAGAGGGTCGAGAGGAGAAGACGTTAGAGGTCTTCAAGAATACCTACAGAGTATTGGATATCCCAACGTGAAGGTTGATGGTATTTACGGACCTATAACTGAGCAAGCTGTAAGAGGCTTTCAAACATCCAACGGATTATCTCCTGATGGTATTTTTGGTCCAAGATCAATTGGTGCAATTTCTTCAATTGTAGAACAGCAAGAAGCTGTAAAAGCTCCTGATGATCCTAGTAATATGTTTAATACTGAAACAGGAAGATTGAATCGTAATTTCCAACCTCAAAACGAACAAGAGGATGATTACTTCTATAATCAAGCTATTCTTTCTAATGATATATTTAAAGGTAATTCAGAAGAGGATATTGAACAAGCTGCTCTCAGTGGAGATTTTTCAGGTTTGTATGACACTTATGGAAAACCATTTTCTGACTTGATTCAACAAGAAGCAGTTCAAGATGCACAAAATGCTCTTGACCCAAGATTTAATGTTGATAAAGAATACACAACTCAAAACACGGAGGACGCTCTTCGTCAAAATCAATACAATTACAATAATACTCTTGAAGACCAAGCAGATCAATTTGAAGCTGATAAAACTCAATTAGATCAGAATGCTGCTAATCAAGGTGTATTGTTTTCAGGTGCGCGTGATCAAAAGGAACGTAAATTAGCAAATATCTATAAAACGAATCAAGATAGATTGTCTCAAGGATATCAAGATGATACTAAAAACCTTACAAAAAATCTTCAATATCAATATGGAGATAATGCTGTTGGGTCAAATAGGCTTTCGCAATATTATGGATCAGGACGTAACACCCTTAATCCTAAGGTTGCAAGAGAGGGTGCGCAGCGATCTTCGTTATCTCAAACATACCAACCTAAAGAAACAGGATTCGCAGGTTCAGCAGTTACAGCTCACGGTGCAAATGTTCAGTCGAGAGCATCCGGCTTATTGAGAAATAAGGCAAATAAATTATTCAACACAGGTTACGCTAATCAATTATAATATGAAATTAAAAGATCTATTTAAAAAAGCAGGAAATACAGCCTTGAGATCAAATCCTATCACTGGACCAGCAATGATTCTTGGTGATGTTTTTTCAGGGAAGTATAGATCCCAACAAAAACAACCTGGAGATAGTGTTCCTTCTCCTTTTGTAGAACAACAACCACCTGCAGTAAATGTAAATCCTGGAACGGAAAATCAACCACCTGCACAATCAGGGGTGCCTTCACCTTTGTTTAATGGATCACAACCACCTGCACAACAAGGAGGAGGGCAAGGAGGGCAGGGGTATCAAAGTAAATATGTTAATCCTGAAACAGGTGAAAGATATGATCCAAATGATTATTCTGATATGGTAGCAAAAAGATTAACTGGTGGAGCTGTTGGTGTTGCAGCTGGAGATGCGATTGTAGGTGATCAAAATACTCAACAAATACAAAATACAGCGAGAAATATGAATAACGCTCGTAATGATATTGCCACTGGAGAGACTGATCCTTATGGAGTTGGAGCTGATTCAGGAATTGCATATACTCCAGCTGAATTAAAAGCTATTGAAAATGCACAAGCAGGAATTTATGACCCTGCTCTTCAAAGTGTATTTTCTCGATTAGAAACAAAGCAAAAACAAGATTCTCAAAAAGATGAAGGATTTACTCTTAGTGAAGGGCAAACAAGATATGATGCACAAGGAAATGTAGTTGCTGGTGGTAATAATGGATCAGAAGAATTTGATGGAGTAGTATCACAAGAAGCTAAGAATCTTGCTTCAGCAATTCAAGCAGATGAATATAAAATGTCAGATGTTAAATCAGCTTATGGTGAAGATATGCAACGACAGGTTCTTAATCAGATAGCTCAAAATCCTAAATTAAACCCAATGTCATCAAATGCACTTAAAGGTGCCTCAACTGTAGTACGAGATGCAAAAGATGCGATTGCGAGATTTGATGCATCATCAGCGTTTACTGATGGCGATAATCCTAAAGGTCAATCTGTAATTGGTGCAAACCAAAGGTGGATTAATTCAGGAATACGAGGAAATGATGAATGGGAAATCGAGAGATTAATTCAATCAGTAAAAGATAACGTTGGTATTGATGCTCTCTTGAACATTAAACGAGAAGGATCAGGGCTTGGGCAAGTTCCACAGAAGCAGTTGGAGAGTTTGCAAGGTTTGGTTGGACGACTAGAAGTTTCTAGGGATCCAGCATTACTAAGGCGTGACCTTGTTGATGTTCTTGGTATGTATGAAGATATTATGAATAGCTTAGGCGGTTCAATCCTAAGAAGTGATGAAGAAGAATCAGATTTTACAACTGAAGAAGCTGCTGAATTTGAATCCATTTATGGATATAATCCATTAGCTTTTAACAACGTTGGTAATACGAGAGATTCCGGTAATGGATTAATTAACACAGCTAATGCAGATTCTTATTCAGATAATAATCGAGGAGTTTATAATCCAAATGTTTCTTTCGCTTCAAGAGAAATTGCTCCATCAAGTCAATTAGCTACAGCGATGCAGTCTATTGCAAATATTGAAAGTCGAGGATCAGGAGGATATAGTGCTATTGGTCCATTGGTAAAGGGTGGATTATATAAAGGAGAAAAAGCACTCGGAAGATATCAAGTGATGCCAGGGAACTTAGATCAATGGGGACGTGAAGCTGTTGGAAGAAGTGTTAATCCTGAAGAATTTCTAAATGATCCTGAGCTTCAAGATAAAATAGTAGCTGTTCAGTTTATGAAGAATTATAAAAAATACGGAAACTGGGATGATGCAGCTTCTGTTTGGTTTACTGGAAAACCTCAATCTCGAGGAGGAAACACTAGAGATAGTCTAGGGACATCCGGTAATCAATATGTTGCAAGGTTTGCAAAGGAATTTAAAACTATCACATAAAAATATTATGAAACCTACACCCGAACAAATGAAAAAAGACATCGCTGAATTTAGAAAGAAAAAAGATGTCACACCAAGTCCACAGCAAATCAAATCTGATATTGCTTCTTTTAAGGCTTCAAAATCTCCTAACACCCCTACTGCAATTGCAAAACCTACAGAGAAAAAGGTTAAAGGTGGTTTTCTTGGTGAAGTATTTACAGGGAACACACAAAGGTTTGGTAGAACAATAGGAGAATCGTTGGTTGCTCCTAGTGCTGCTAAAAAGTTTGCTAAAAGCCAACAAGCTATAACTGATACTGAAACTGATATTTTACAAAGATTAAAAACCGCTTCACCTGAAGATCGTCCTCGATTAATGGAAATTCTTGAATTAAATAGAAGTGGTGGATCTAAAGTAGAAGATTTTACTGGAGATGTTATCAATAAAACATGGAAAGAAATTGCAGGAGAGGCAATTGGTACAGGAGTTGAAGCTTTGACTGGAGGTCTGTTATCAAAGGGTGCTGGAACAATTATTAATGCAGGTTCTAATCTTCAAAAAGCAAAGAATTTGGTAAAGGTAGGAGCGCAATATGGTGGAGCTACTGGAGTATCAGAAGGATTGAAAGATAACAAAAGTCTTCCTGGAGTTATTTTTGATGGAGTAAAATATGGTGCAGGTGGCGCGCTTGGTGGTAGATTGTTTACTGGATTATTAAATAAAGGAGCTAGTGTTGTAGCAAGAAATACTGATTTGATTCCAAAATTAAGATCTAGTCTACGATTAGATGATGCTCGTAAAATTACTGAACCTGTATTAACTACAGCAGAAAAAAAGGCTAAACAAAAAGCTACTGGAAGTACCAGTAGAAGTATTTTTAGTGAACCTAAAATCATCCCTAATAAGTTTGATGATGAAGTTTCAGATTCTGTTTCAGATATTGTTAAGAGAAAAAATAAACCTGAAAAAAATAGAGATCTAATTAATAATGCTATTGGTGAAATTGATACAGGTACAAAAGACTTATTAAAGCAATATAATATTCCTTTTAATGATAATCAATTACTCAAAGGACTTAATGCTGGTAAAGATGATCTAAAGTTTGTGTTTACCTCAGATCCTTTAGCTGAAAAAACTTATGATACTGTTGTTGAATCTTTCATGGAAATATTAAAGAAAAAAAACATGTCAGGATTATTAGATGCCCGACAGGGATTTGATAAACTCCCTGCTGTGAAAGTTCTTTTGAGAAATGAAAGATTAGGTGAAAATACAAAAAGAGAAATTGTAAGAACTGTTCGCAAGAAGGCAAATGAATATATTATTAACAATGTTCCTGAAGAGATTGGAGAACAGGTTGCAGGAAATCTAGCAAAACAAACTAGGATGTTCAATGCGCGAGATAATATTGTTGATCAACTTGTTAAACAATTAGGTACTACTGCTGCAGAAAGATTCTTTAAAACACGATCAGGGAAGGTAATAAAAGGAGCAACTGGAGCGTTGGGAGCTGCAGGGGTTGTAGCTTTGGCTACTGCTGCATTAAGAAAATAAAAAACTATATTGAGAATATCAATATAGCTATTATTATTGCTGGTACTGGAAAATGAAAACCAATGATAACTGCTAATATTATTATTAATAGAATATCAAAATAATTCATATTATTCTGTGTCAAACACTGAAAGAGTTAATAACTCAAACTCACCAGCTATCTCTGTAGCTGTTTTTGTTTTAAATTCTTTCTTAATAATCTCTTCTGCTGTGTTAACCATTTTTGGAGTAACTGCAATACCTCTTTCTCTAGCAACTTTTGAAATAACAAGACCTAACTCAAAGGCAACCAAATTCTTACTAGTGTCATTAAATAAATTTTTAATAAATTTAAGCATTTTTCTTTTCTTTTGATGAAGCTTCTTTAACAGGTTCAACTTCTTTAGGTTCAACTGGTTCAACTTCTTTTGCTACATCAGGGGTAGGTGTTCCTTTTTTTACATCCACTAAAGGAAGTTTTTGCTCTTGGGTGATTTGATATCGTTCCAAGTCTGTATAAATAATAACATTACTAATTACTCCGTTTAGTTGAACTGATTGAACTGCTGTCATTCCGACCTTGAGTGCTTTTGCTAATGATTCGATTTGATTTGCTTTTTCTTGTACTTGTTTGTTTGCTTCTGCTTGTGTTAATTGTTCCATAATAATTATAATTCTTTAATATATTCTTGATAAGCTTTACTAATTTGTCCTGCCACTTTTACAATGAGTCTTTCCATACGGTCAATCTCACGTTCATCAAACTCTCGATGAAATGACACAACTTTACCTGTCACTTTTACTCCCTTTTTGGCTGTCACCCAAAAATCTTGTTTCTCTTCTTTCGTGTCCTTTGTTTCAATCCAATCAAGATCACAGTATTCAGGCATTGTTCCGGTACTCCATTTGAGTGCGGTTGCATAGAATACTAATTGATCATGTTTTTGAACTTTTGCTTTGGTCCAAGGGATCTTCCCTGTTTTGTATTCTCTAAATACATTAGCAGGGACATCTATTGTTTCAATCTTATTGTAACTGTCTAAGAAGGATAAAATAGGCACCCCTGCAATTATACACCTAATTTCATGTTCAGGGGTATCATATACCTCAAGGTCAGGAATTAGATCGTGATGTTGGTTGTTTTCAATCAGAGTAGCGATATTCTTACCAAAAGTAAGATAACGCGTATTTAGCTTGCTACCGCCCTCAAAGTACTCTTTACGGTACCTAGAAGGGCTAGAGAGCCAACAAGACAGCTGTGACCAAGATAGGTGGGGTTTAGGTAGTAAGAATGCCCCATCCCCCCTAGGAAAGTCAGGAAATTCAGGTTCTAGGAATATATGCTCACACATAGCGCAAGGACAGACTCCTGGGGTGTGTTGCTCTACTTCTTGTTTTAATTCAGGATCTTTTTTAATTAGCATAAAAATTATTCATTTACGATAGTTAATAATGATTCTAATTGTTTACCTCTTTCACATGAACAATATTTCATAGGGTTGTTTTCAATTGATGATTTCTTGTCTCCAATAAAGTCTGCATGAGCAGTAGTAAAATCTTTTACAGTTGAATAACCTTTTCCATAACAATTCTTACATCCACCAAAGGCTTTTTCTGTTTGTTTTATTAAATCAGAAACATCTAAAGATACACGAAGTCCTAATCCAGTTTTCTTTTTCTTTTGTTCTTCGCTCCAAACCCTATCTGTCATAAACTTGTTTTCTTCAAAATGACTTCTCATTTTTTCTAACATTACCTCTTCTCCTAAATTGATTGGCATGAAACTTAATTCATTTTTTTTGATTTCTATTTTCATAATAATTGATTATTCATTGCTTCTTCTAAATCTTTCTTCAAACCATACAGGATCTTGAATCTCTGTTGTTGAAAGGAAACGAACTCGACCTGATCCACCATACATTAAAACGTATACTTCGTTTGTCATAGGATCTTCAATTAACCTTGAAGGTTTCCAATGTATTCTTTTTTTTGTTTTCTTTTTTTCACTCATAATGTTTTTTAATTAATGTCGGGAGAGTAGGAGTCGAACCTACAAAATATCATTGTCCATTGGTCGATATAAGACCCAACTGTTGCGACCAGTACACTGCGTTTACCTATTTCGCCACCTCCCGAATAACACAAGAAATTATTCTTGGTTAAATCCTTCTACTTTTCGAGCCACACGATCTTTAGTTCTCATTTCTAATTGAGATAGTGCTATTTCTAATCTTGAAATTGCATTGTCATTATAAGGACTATGAAATTTGTCATTTAAAGATTTTAGTAAATGCATTGAATACTCAATCAAGTCATGTACTTGGACCCCATTAACTCCAACTTCTGATATTGGATCTGATTGAATGTGAAAAGAAACTATCTTTGCATATTCGTTATCTTTTAATGAAATAAATTGCTTTTGATCATCATTCATTTGATCTAATGCGTTTACTAGATGTGATTTTTCTCCAGTAACCTGCCTTCCTGGTGCAGTACCTATATCAATACCTTGACCTGTTTCTTCACAGACACCTTTACATGATTGTTCCTTAACAACTTCAATACCGGTATCTTTAAAAAACTTTTTAAGAAAATCAAACATATTATTTAGTTACTGTTTTAACTGCCCACATTGCAGCTTCTTCATAAGCTGTCATTGCCAAAGCTTTTAATCTAAAGAACTCAGCTGATTCAGGTTCAACTACTGACTTATCAGGGCATTGATTTATTAGATCAATAAGCTCCGCAGTTTTGTTTTTAATAATTGTAACCACATCTTCTGATGATGGATTAAATTCAGTTCTAACCCTAGATTCTCCTAAAGTAGTTGTTTTTCCTTCTTCCATAATTTTTTTTAAATTAATTAATAATGACTGCATGAGCAGTTAGCTACAAACCAAATTACTTCTTACCCTATACCATACCTCCATTACTTATGTTCAAAGCGCACCCTATTTGCTGTAATCATCCATAGAGAATATAGCAATGAATCCGAGTCCATAACAGTACGGTAGGTAATTAATAGCTGATTAAACTAAAGTTTATTTTATGAGTTTCAGTAAAATATAATTTGTAGCTAACTAACCACGAGGGTTATTTTAAGCTGTTTTTAAATCTCTACGTTTCTTCAATACTTCAGATAGCAGAAGAGGTTTTTCAGATTCTGTTAGCTTGATTGATTTCTGAATTTGGTTTTCAATCAATGATAGAGCATCAAGGCTAAATGCATTTGTAATAGCTTTCTTTGCTTTAGTAAATGCAGGAGATTCCTCTAGTTCATCTGATAATGTATCAGCTTCAGTTTTAACTGGAGTAGGTGAAGGAATAACTTCTTCCTTAGGTTTCTCAGCAACCATCTCTTCTTTTTTAGCAGCAACTGCTTCTTTGGGAGTAGGATTTTCAGCTGGAACTTCTACAACTTTTTCTGTAACAGTGACTTTAGGAACTACTTTTTCTGCCTTGATAAGAGGTGTTACTGCATACCGCGCATAAAGATCTTCAATAACTGGTAGAACAACTGCCTTAGCTTCTTCGATACTTGGAGCTTCAACAGAAATCATTGGTTGAATATTACCATAACTCATAGTTGGAATAGTGGCTCCAATAGTGAAGTTTGTTAATTTAACTTTTGACTTCTTAACAGTATTTTTCTTTGCTACTGTTTTTTTAGCAGTAGACTTTTTAGCAACAGCTTTCTTTTTAGCTGGAGCTTTTTTTGTGGTTTTTTTCTTTGATGTTTTCATGTTATTGTTTTTTTGGTTTAGTAAAATTAGAACCTCTAGTAGATTTATTTATTCTTCTTTTTAAATCTCTTTTTTGTTTACGGTTTTGTCTTGGGTTCAAAAAATTTTTCATAATGATTAAAGTTTTACTCCTGTAAATCGTAGACTATCTTTTTCTACAAATGTAGCCTCTCCTGTTGATTCTGTTTTTGCTTTCGCAGCTTTGAAATCAATTTCCATTAATGAGATAGCTTCAGGGTAAGTCCATTTCTTTAGTCGACTAATACTGAAATTTCCCATACCTGTTTCCTTCTTTGTTTCTCCTTCATTATTCATTCCTTCAAGAATAACAGCTTTTAGTTGATCTTGTTTAACAGTGATTTCTTTTTTTTGCGCATCTAATAATGCGTACTCTTCGTAAATATTTTGCATGATAATTATTTTAATTTAGTGTTTTTAAAGTATTGATCAAGAACATATCGAATAAATTCTCCATGTCCCATTTTCAAAAGTTTTGCTTGGCTTTTAATAAGCTTTTTTTGTTCCGCTGTAACCCCTGGGTAAATTCTCTGTAATTGTTTTGTTTGTTTCATAATTTGTTGATAGTTATTCTTAACTAACCTACAGTATACACGGTGTTGGTGTTGGTGTCTAATTTAGCTGTGGATAAGTTTCTCTGCTAGCTCTTTACACTCTTCCAGTGTGATACTTTTCTTTCCTAACTCCATCATAGCTTCGATAACCATGTACCTCATGAAGTAAAATGTTTTGTCTTTTTTGATAACAAGATAGGTAGGTAGTGGTGGGGTACATATAGTATCGCAAGCTTTTTGCCTCATATCTGCATCAGATAATTTCCATACTAATCCATTTTTTTCAAGTGCTGGAAGACCTCTTAGCTGACTCTCCTCGATGTCTTTGAAATTAAAAGTGTTTCCTTTCATTACTTTCAATTCACAGTAACAATAAAATCTTTTTTCCCTGAGATATTGATTGAGAACTACTTGCTCCTTGGATTCTCTTTTTATTCTTTTAGGTCTCATGATTTTATAATGGCTAATAGACTAGGAAATGGTGCAGCATTTTTAGCTCCACCAAATTTCAATCTTCCTTTTAAGAAACGTAATTTAACATTTTTCTTTTTATAGAGATAATCATGGAAGTATCTAGTATCAGTTCTACTTGGAATTAAACAAACTACAATGCCATTTTTAATTTCACTGGCTTTTTTAATCCACTGACCAATAACTCTCCCATATGGTGGGTTCATAAATACAACCTCTCCATCCCATGACTGGGTTAGACCATCTTCTTCTTCTGTGTAAAATTTATCACACTTTGCTGTTTTTTTAGTACAACAAGGGTCTAACGTAAAATTAAATTCCTTGTTTAGTTCGTCATAAAAATCTTGTGGCGTAGACCATTCATTTGTTTTTGATGAAAAGTGTATATTCATAATAATGTTTTTATAATACTGATAATTTCTCTTGAAAATCTTCTCCGATCATCATCGACTTATGACAATCCATGTCCGCACCCCCTTTCACTAAGAGATGAATATAGAGATTCTTTTTCAATTTGTTCGCTCGGAGTACTCGTCCGAGACTTTGTTTGTAATGCACATACTCCCCAGATTTTGAAGCGTATATTACGCACTCAAAACTTGGTAATTCGTACCCGGCAGAAATTCCACTCTGAGCAACAATAATATGTGGGGCTGGATCTTCATCAACTCTTTTGATAAAAGTTCTATCCTTTGTTTTCCCAGTTAAGGTAGAAACAGTGTAGCCTTCCTCTCTGAGAACACGAGCGATCTCATTAATCTGACCTGTATATTGTGCGAAGATGAGAAGCTTTTTAAACTCAACAGCTCGCTCAAGAATATATTCAATCTTATTAGATGGAAATATTGTAGTACTCTTAACCATTTTTGCTTCCCGTTCATTAATGTCCTCGATGTCTTTTCCATAGAGAACTCCATTCTCAATAGTCCTCATTCTTCCACGTTGGATCATTGGGTCCGCTTCTTCCTCTTTGAGGGTCTTAATTGCATCCTTCTGAGCCTTGGTTAGGTCTATGTGAACTTCTTTGTGTGTTTGCTCAGGAACATCCACAAAATCTTCTAAAGCTCCTGTATACCCAAATTTTTGAACTAGGAGTCCAAGTCTGTGCTGTGTTACCTCATCTTTCCTTGAAAACCAATACCCACCCCTTGAGACATAAAATGTTTCTCTGAATTTTTCAAAGTTCCAATTTACCCCAAAGAGTTTTGCCATAGCCCAAACTTTCATAGGTTTTGAATGAGGGGTTGCGCTCAAGGTGTAAAGTCGAATAGGGTTATGTTTTTGAATATATCCTAGTGCTGCCTCAAATAATTGAGAAGCTTTTGGAATCTGCACATGGTTACGTTGTCTCATATATGGAGTCACTCCAAAGATGGTATGTGCCTCATCAAATATAAGAGTGTCGTAATAAGGCAAAGTCTCCCAATCCTTACGAAACATTTCTTTACTCATTACCGTAAGATCTTTTTTAATGCTAAATTTTTCAGCATTGTCCTCCCATGTTTTATCAAGATATCCTTGCTTCAAACATACAACTAAGATTTTACCTTCAGCGAGTTCAAGGGCTGATCTAGTTTTTCCACTACCTGTTCCCTGAAAAATACCAAACCATTTCTTGTCTTCTACTATTATTATTTTTTGATGTTCGTAGAAAGGGAGTATTTGTTTTTTTAATGTTTTTTCTTTCATATTGTTTCTGCATGAGCAGTTTAGAGGGTATTAGGTTTATCACACGAAGTTTCAACTAACTCAACATATAACTAGTAATTATATTGAGTTACCTTCCCTTGGTACTAATTTACAGTATTTCGTCCCTCTAAACCAACCACGAGGGTTAGTAAAGTATTACCAGTGAATTTTCATTCACATCGCATTAATTTAATGGACCGTAGCCCGTTAGTTTTAATAGTGTAGCTCCAAACTACTTATCACCTTTCGGCAACTAATAACTTAACCAATCTCAGTATACAACTCTGGGATTATTAACGATTTGTGGAGTTTACTCTCCTTCTATCAAAATAGTCTCTATTTGCACAGAGTGCTTTACACCATTTTTTTGATTGTCCTGTTAGTTCCTTATCACACCTATGACAAAAGAGTCCATTTGGTATTCCATTCCTAGCTCTCTTACACTTATCACAAACACGATTGTCTATACATGTTTCACAGTGTTTCATGTTAATCGAATCTTTTTTTCATCTTTCTTATTATAATTATCGTATAATGTTTTCCAAAAATCTGATTTTTCCATTTTAAGAATAGTACAAAGGTTTCGTGATTGCATTGATGTTAATTTTGCAGAACCATCAATAAGTTTACTTTCAAATTCATTTGAATAGTCCATCATTTTAAACCAATCAAAAATAATAGCTTCTTCAAGTGATTCATATGGATTTATCTTAGGTAGTTTACTCATAGGCTCTCTTGGTTAATTGCTTTGATAAAGTTAATATAGTCATCAGAAATACCAATTACGCCGTCAGCATGAGTTAAATTATAAGTTGTGTCATTATCCATTTTCTCTTTATGTTTTTCATAAAAAGATTGAGTTTCCTTAATCATCTCAATAATCTTCTCTCTCTCCTCCTGCCTAGCTTGTTGTACTGCGAGGGCTATAAGGTTAAGTATTTCATTTAAAGCAACGTCTTTTTCTCCTTTGTAATTTATCCCTTGATCAGTTATAAACTTTTGTTTTAATAAAATATTCATTATTAATTCTTT